CTGTTCTATTTAGAACAAGGATATACGAGTTTTCAACTCTAGTAATTTTCTATATTTATACCCAAAAATACTTATATGAGTAATTTAGAATCAAACGTTTGGGGTAAGAAGAAGTTTTCTGATATCCTCAAAGAAATATACGATAACCAAAAGAAAAAAGAAGTCCAAATATCTGCTTTGATAGGTGAATTAAAACCACTTATTAATGATATTGGTGATGCTACGTTAATAGTTCCACTTATTAAAGAATATATGGAATTAGGAATCAAAAATGATGAGCAGTTAGTTAAAATGGCTACCATAATTCAACGGGCCGTTGCATCCAATAAATCAGAAGATGAATCATTCGGAATGACCGAAGACGAAAAAGCACAATTGTTATCTGAAGTTAAGAAATTTAACCCACTAGGATAATGGCTCGTTTAAAAACCGGTATAACTAATTCCACTAGAGGAACAACACCACCACCTAATACAGGTGCCGCCTTAGATCAAATTAACAATTTGAAAGGGCAAATGGTTGCCGCTAGAGTAATTGATATTGTTTTAGATGAAAACCATCCTAAATATAAAGATGTAGGTCAATGGAATGGGATTGGAGCTATATTTTATGAATTTGTTAATAATTCAGGTACCACTTCTAATTTATCATATGCGTTACCATATGACTCTCAACAGAAAACATACCCATTAGTTAATGAAATAGTACTTTTATTTTCTTTACCTAATCAACAAATAGGAGTCAATACTGCTAATCAATCATATTTTTATTTAAAACCATTAGGGGTTTGGAACCATCCACATCATGATGCTTATCCAAATTTAGTAAAATCAAACAACCCCAAACAATCCCAAGATTATAAAGCAACTGAAAATGGTGTTATAAGACAAGTAACTGATGGATCTACTGAAATCGATTTAAATAGTCCTGTTAATCCTTCACAAAATACATTTGTTGAAAAAACAAATATACATCCATTAATGCCATATATGGGAGATTCATTAATGGAAGGTAGATATGGTCAAAGTATTCGTTTTGGTAGTACTGCTAAATCAAAAAGTGAAATAAGTAATAATTGGTCATCTACCGGAAATAATGGTGATCCAATTACAATATTGCGTAACGGTCAACCAACTAACGTAAGTGATAGAGGTTGGATCCCAATTACTGAAGATGTCACTAAAGATTTATCTTCAATTTACTTAACATCATATCAAACAATTCCTTTTAGTATAGCAAATGAGAATTTTGTTTCATATACTACTAAACCAACAACCCCAGCATCATATACTAACCCACAAATTATTCTAAATTCAGATAGAATTATACTGAATGCTAAAAACGATAGTATTTTAATTAGTGGACAAAATTCAGTAGGTATTTCTTCAAATGGAAGTGTAAATCTAGAATCTACTAGTGAAATGAATTTAGCTAGTAAATTGGTAAGATTAGGAGGAGTAAAAGCAAATCAATCTGTTCTACGAGGAGATGAAACCGTAGCATATTTAAAAATATTGATTACCGAATTACAAAATTTATCTGAAGCTTTAAAAGTAGTTCAAGATTGGCCTAGTGGTGCTCCGGTACCAAATCCTGTTCTACTAACAGCAGCCAACTCAGCCGTAGAGGTTTTTGAAAATGTTTATAATGAAATTGATAGTGTTAAATCTAAAACTGTTAAAACATTATGATCTATTCTATAAAAGGAACAGTTGTAAATGGACAATCACAAGATCCAATAAAAGGAGCAAAAATATCTGTTTCTCCAATTAAATTTGTTCATACCGATACTAATGGGGATTTTACTATTTCAGGAGATATTCCTGAAAGTGGTAGTTTATCTTTAACCATAAAAGCTACCGGATATCAATTTATCACCCAATCTCCATATAAAGGAGATAATACTTTGAAAAGTGATATAGGTGTAATTCAATTACAACCTATTATTTCAAATTTAGCAGAAGACAAAATTAAATCTTCTCAACTTAGTAGAGCTCAAATAAAAGAATTATCTAAAGGTAAAAAAAATCTTTCATATTACGCTGAAGAAAAATTATCTAATCAAGTTAATACTTTAAAAAATACCCTTATACCTGCAGTTTTAACTATGGCTGCTAGTTTTGGTGTTACACAACTTGGAAAATATACTAAAGATCAATTACCTAAAATATTAGAACAAGCCTCTTGTCCTACACAAGCAGAATTAACTAGTTTAATTAATCGAAAAAATAAATTGGTTAAACAATTAAGTAATAGCCTAAAACTTATTGATGCTACTACTAAAGCTATAGGTATTACTGAGGGGATTCTTATAGCATTAGATATTACTTTTTTTACTGCAGAAAACACCCCAACATTTCTTAACCCATTTCCCCCAGGACTTAATAGATTTTTAAGTAAAAACATTGACCAATTAAAATCAGTTAGTGCAGGAACCTTATCCATATTAGTACTTTTAAAACAAGTATTAACCCAAGCAATTGATTTACTTAATTTACTTGATGCACTTGTACAAAAATGTTATCCTGATGCTGATCAAGAACGAGTAGCTTTAGAATTAACAGCATTAACTAATCAACAATCCACCCAAACATCCCCTGTAGTTACAAATGTAAACGGATTTGAAATGGGAGTTATAACAGAAGTAACAGATAAACCATTAAAACGTAGACGAGCTATAGCTAGAAATAAACAAGGTGTGGTAATGCTGCAAGGAGAATTTTCATTTAGTTCAATTGATCAGATATTAATAGATGAGCTTGTATTCTATATTCAACAAAATAATTTAAAAGCAGATTAACCCTATATTTATAACCATATGAAAAGTACCGATTTTAAAAAATTAATTAAAGAAGCTGTAAGAGAAGCAATTCAAGAAGAATTGAAGGATATTTTATTGGAAGCAGTAAAATCCCCAAAACAAGTAGTTAGAGAATCATATGCTCCACCTGCTACTCAACCATCCAAACCATCTTATGCTCCACCTGCAATAGATTTTAGATCAAAATATGCTGAAGTATTAGGTGAAACCGCTATGAGTTTTACTTCACAAGATGCACAACCCGCATTTAGACCACAATCTAGTGACCCGATAAATGGAAATTTAGGAACGGGTGAATTAGGTATGGATCAAATTATGGGACTTTTAAACACTAAATAATGCCATTTAACCAGCAGAGTATAAACCCAGTCGATTTAAATCCTAACGTTGCTGTTGGGGTAAATATTCCATTTAGTGGTCCTGCGGTATTTACACAAAATTATTTAACTGCACAAGCAATAAAAAATAATATAATTAACTATTTTCTTACAAACCCGGGAGAAATCCCTCTAAATCCAGCTTTTGGTGGTGGTTTGAGAGATTTTATTTTTGAACAAATTGCTGAAGGGACATTAACTGGCTTAAAGGAAAATATTGCCTCTCAAATGGAAATTTATTTTCCTACAGTTATAATCAATTCACTAGACGTATTAAGAAATGACGATTATAACACTGTCATAGTTAATATGAAATACTCAGTTGCTAATTCAAACATTAACGAAGAAATAAATTTCGAATTCTAAAATGGCTACAACAAATAGAGATATAAAATACATTAATCGCGACTTTACAGATTTTAGAGCTCGTTTAATAGAATATGCTAGAACATATTTCCCCCAAACATATACTGACTTCTCCTCAACATCTCCTGGGATGATGTTTATGGAACAAGCTTCATATGTTGGAGATGTTTTATCATTTTATTTGGATAACCAATTCCAAGAGACATTTGTTCAATATGCTCAACAAACAAACAATGTATTTGAGTTAGCATATATGTTTGGTTACAAACCTAAAACAACAGGTGTAGCACAAACTGTAATTGATTTTTATCAACAATTACCTTCCAAACTTTCTTCATCTGTTTATATACCGGATTACGATTATGCTATTACTGTTGGGGAAAATACAATAGTAACTTCCCAAAATGGATCTTCATTTATCATACAAGATAAAATAGACTTCTCAGTTTCAAGTTCCCAAGATCCAACTGAAGTAACTATTTATCAAATTTCAGGTAATATACCTCAATATTTTCTTTTAAAGAAAAGCAGAAAAGCTATTTCAGCTACTATTAATACTACTACATTTTCTTTTGGTGCTCCACAACAATATCAAACTGTTGATCTCCAAGATAATAATCTTATAAAAATATTAGATGTTACTGATTCTGATGGAAATGTGTGGTATGAAGTAGATCATTTAGGTCAAGAAATGGTATTAGATACAGTTAAAAATACTAATATAAATGATCCAAATGCAAATGGTAATACGCCTTATCTACTTAAACTTAAAAAAGTAGCCCGACGTTTTGCAACTCGTTTTACTTCTTTAACCAATTTACAAATCCAATTTGGTGCAGGATCTCCAAATACAACTACTGAAGAAATTACTCCAAATCCAGATAATGTTGGAATTGGTTTACCGTTTGAAAAAGATAAACTTACAACAGCTTATTCACCTGTAAACTTTTTATATACAGGAACATATGGTATTTCACCATCAAATACTATATTAACAGTAAGATATTTAACTGGTGGAGGTGTAGGATCAAATATTGCTGCTAATACATTAACAGGATTAAATACATCAAACACCAAGTTTAATAATATTAATCTTAATAGCACTACAGCAAATTATATTTTTACCTCTTTATCTACTAATAATCCAGATGCAGCTTCTGGAGGTAGAGGTGGAGATACATTAGAAGAAATTCGCCAAAATACTCTAGCAATAGCCGCTTCCCAAAAACGTTCAGTTACTGCAGATGACTATTTAATTAGAGCTTTGAGTATGCCTTCTGATTATGGTGTAGTTTCTAAAGCATTCATTGAGCAACCTAAACTTACAGATCAACAAGTTTCAACTATTGAAACATTGAATTTATATGTTTTATCTTTGAATTCTCAAGGTGAATTAGATTATGCTACAAGCACACTAAAAAATAATTTAAGAACATATTTGTCCCAATATAGAATGATTGGTGATAATATTGAAATCAGAGATGCTTATGTTATTAATATTGGAGTTGATTTTGAAATCATAGTACTCCCGGAATATAATAACAATGAAGTATTATTAGCATGTATTACTGCTTTTCAAACATATTTCAATATCAATAATTGGCAATTAAACCAACCAATTTTCTTAAGAGATTTATATATTCTCCTTGATAAAATTAAAGGAGTTCAATCTGTGAAAAATATTTCAATTTCAAATAAAGCAGGAACAACTTCAGGATATTCTCAATATGCTTATGATATAGCTGGAGCAACACAAAATAATGTTATTTATCCATCATTAGATCCTAGCATTTTTGAAGTAAAATACCCTAATTTAGATATAAAAGGTAAAGTAGTTCCTTTATAATGCCATATTTATAATAAAATATATAATGGCTATATATAAACTATTCCCTTCTCAAGACGCTACTTTATACTCATCCTATCCAACTATGAATACAGGATTGGATGCTATCTTAGAAGTATCTAATAAAATTGATCTTGATGGATTACCTACTGTAGCCCGATATCTTATACAATTCGATAACACTGAAATTATAGACGTTATAAATAATAAGATTAGTGGCAATTCATACGACATTTATCTTAAAAATTTTATAGCTGAAGCCCAAGGGATTAATCAAAATACAACTCTAGAACTACGTACCACGGCTCAATCTTGGAATAACGGTACTGGATATGCTTTAGATAACCCTATAGTTGAAGATGGAGCTTCTTGGACATATTCTTCCTATTCAGGTTCAAATCCATGGCTTCCAAGTGGAAGCACAACCGGTGGATACTATACAAGTTCATTCAGTTCAGCATATTCTACCCAAGGAGGAGGTAATTGGTTTACATCTTCTAATTATTTAGTAACAACATCGTTTGGTTTACGTTCAACTAAAGATATTGAATTAGGTGTTAAAACCATAGTTAATGCTTGGTCTAGTTCAGTAATCCCAAATAATGGGTTTATCTTAAAACTTTCAGGTTCATCTGAATTTAACCCAAGTGAATATGTTCAACCTACATTCAAATATTATAGTGTTGATACAAACACAATTTATCCTCCAACATTAGAATTTAGATGGAGAGATTATGCTACTGTATTAACTGGATCAGCTGCTTCAAGTATAGTAAACACAGTAGACTTAAAAATGTCTCTAGCTGAAAATCCAGGTGAATTTTTCCCTGAAAGTGTAAATAAATTTTATATAAATGTAAGTCCTTTATATCCAACAAGAACTTATCAAACCGCTTCATTATTCACTAATTTGAATTATTTACCAACTAGTTCGTACTATGCCATAAAAGACTTGGCTACCAACGAATTTGTTGTTAACTTCGATACATTATATACTCAAATTAGTTCTGATGCAAATGGTAACTATTTTACGGTTTATATGAGTGGTTTAGAACCTGAAAGATACTATAAAGTTTTAATTAAAACTCTTATTAATGGTTCAACAATTATATTTGACGATAACTATTATTTTAAAGTTATTAACGGATGAGTGAAAATGTAAAATTTCAAAAACAGGTATATGATAAAAATCAATATACCAAAGTAATTGATACATCCTTTAAACAATTAGGGGTTCCAACAATTCAAGAACGAATTGCTGTCCAACCAAACACTAATGAGTTTTTTGCAATGTATAATGATTTATTTTACGACATTCCCGAATTAGGTGAAACTAATTCACATGAATTTTTAATTAAAACAAGTAGTGAATATATTGGTTTTGAAGCAAATCAAGAAGAAATTTTAGCATTGCAAGCGGAAATTGCTCAATTAAGAACAGATTTATTAGATTCCCAAAAGCAAGTAATAGCATTACAAACAGGAACAACATTAGCTAACCCACAATAATGGCTGCAGAAATAGTACAAATAGATACCCAAGATTTCACTTCCCAAACCTATGGAGGTCAAGATACAGGTTTAATATCTTCTTTTGAGGTAAATACCTCTTTATCATCTAGTAGTTATATTGAATACTTTGTATATGATAATAATCAAAACATATTATCTACAGATTATAACTTTAACCAATATACAGTTCAAAACAATGGACAATCTGCAGGAAATGGTAATACAATATCTGAGATAATTATCGATCCTGAAAAAGTACTTGTTGATAGTGGATTTGATCAAGGAGAATATATTACATATTTTAATTTCTTCAACAAACAAATAGGTTCCAACCTACAACAACTTTACATAACTGAAATTTCTTCAGATAGAACTGAAATTAGATTAGATAGTACTTCTTTAACTGAGGTTGATATAGTAGAACAAACAACTAACTTTGTTCAATTAAGAAATGACAGTCCATACTTTTTAGATTTTTATTTAAATTTTGGAGATAATCAATTCTCAATTGCAAATAATATTCAATTAGATAATCAAGATCCAAATAACCCAACTGTATTAATTAAATTATACGAGGCGTTACCTGAAGGAATTGATATAAACTCTACTTTATGGGTTGTAACTTTAGTTGAAGAACCAGTTGCTTATAAAGTTACTTTTGAAGATACTCCAATCATAATTACAGATACAGTTTCTGTTAAAGGACCTAATTTTAACTTAGATTTAAAAGATCAAGTAAATAATTCAACTGTATCTTCAAATTATATTAGTTTAACTACAACCACTTTAACAAGTTCCTTTAACCAGTTAAGTAGTTTATTAGAGGAAAAAGAAATTGATATCAATATTGATTATACCGATTTCAACAACTTTACTCATTTTAGTTCAGTACAAGCTAGACTTGATAATTTTTACTATAAAATGAGTTTATTGGAAGATTATTCATCCTCTATATCTCTAATTAATACTCAAATTACCGGCTCTACTTCTTCTTCACTAGTAGTTAGTAATAACATAGCAGTATATGAATCCCAAATAAACAATATTATAACTAATTTCGATGGTTATGAATATTATTTATATTATTCAAGTGGTTCTTGGGCTTGGCCTAAAACAACATCACAACCACCATATGCACTTGCTAAAACAGGAAGTAATGCTGTATTAAATTGGTTTGGTAGTTCTGATGAAAATAATACAACATATTATGGAGGGATAAGCTTATCAGCTTCCATTTTTGATAATTTAAACCAAAATAACCTTTACTATACAATCCCAGAATATTTAAGAGAAGACCCTTCAAACGAACCATATCAATTGTTTATTGAAATGGTAGGTCAATTCTATGACAACATTTGGATTTATTATAAAGATGTTACTGAAAAGTACAATGCTGATAACCGTTTAGAAAATGGTGTTTCAAAAGATATAGTAGCAGATGCAATTAGAGATTTTGGAATTAAATTATATCAAAATAATTTCTCAAACGATGATTTATATACTGCATTTTTAGGATTAACTCCTGGTGGTGCTTTATTTCCATTCCCTAACATTACAGGATCTTTACCTACACCTAGTGGATTTGAGTATATTAATACTTTAATATCTGCCTCTAACGATTATATGCCGTTAGACGATGTGAATAAGTCGCTATACAAACGCATCTACCATAACCTGCCGTACTTATTGAAGGCGAAAGGTACATTACCTGCTCTGCGCACACTTATCACTTCATATGGTATTCCGGATACAGTATTAAGAATTACTGAATTTGGAGGAAAAGATAAAGTTAATACAAATGATTGGGATTATTGGCAAGATACTTTCAATTATGCTTACTTCAATACAGGAAGTAATTTTGTAAGTACTCAATGGAGAACAAACGGAGCATGGAATTCCCCAAACAACGTTCCTGCAACTTTTGAATTCAGATTCAAAATAAAAGATTTACTTCAAATAAGTGGCTCATCACCTGTTGTACTTTGGAGAAATGCTGGAAATTCTCGCTTATCCTTAGAATATACAGGATCAGGATATGCAAGTGGTTCTTATTCAGGTTCAATAATTGACCCATATCATCAATATGCTAACTTAATATTCCTTCCAGATCCAAACTTCTCGACTACAACAGCTAGTATTTACTTCCCATTCTGTAATGAAGATTGGTGGTCAGTAATGGTTACTCGTAGTGGAAGTAACTTTAATTTACATGCTGGTAATAAAACATATGATGGTGGAGATAATGGAACAGCATTAGGTTTTTACTCTTCATCATATGTAAGTGCAAGTGATGCTTCATGGACAGATTATAGTCTTGATGCTAACTTCCTCTCAATAGGAACAGAAGCATATCTACAAGAAATTAGATATTACAATACAGTATTAAGTGCAAGTGTATTTAAGGATTATATAATGAATCCTTATTCAATTGAAGGTAATTCAACCAACTCATCCCCTAACCAATTAATATTCAGATTACCATTAGGAGGTGAATTATATACAGGATCAAAATCAATTCATCCTAAAGTAACAGGATCTTGGATTGCAACTAGTTCATTTGCTACTGATAGCACAGCTTCATTTACAGTTGCCCCTACATTTGTTCCTAACACAGAATATTTCTTTTATGATCAACCTGTAGCAGGTATTAAAAATGCTATATCTGATAAAATTAGATTAGAAGATAATACATTACCTGCAGGAGATACTTTATCGGCTATTAGAGCGTTAGCACAACAACCTAGTGTTAGTTCAAGCTATACTGCAAATACAAATTTACTTGAGGTAGCATTTTCACCACAAGATGAAATCAATGATGATATCATGGATCAAATTGGATACTTTAATATAGGTGACTATATTGGTGATCCTAGATTAAGATCCTCTTCTGCTACTTCATACCCAGATTTAGATAATTTACGAAATGCATATTTCGAAAAATATACTAAAAATTATGATCTAAACGACTTTATGCGTTTGATTAAATTCTTTGACAATTCATTGTTTAAAATGATCAAAGATTTTATCCCTGCACGTACAAGTCTTGCTTCTGGAATTGTAATTAAACAACATTTACTTGAGAGAAATAAATATCCTCAACCACAAGTTGGATGGGAAGATCTAGACATTTCAGGTACTTTAAAACCCACTTGGAACGATTATCAAGAAGGAACAGTAGAACATTTTGATGGTGGTGCTGGAGGTGTATTTAACGAATTTAATACAGTAACCAACATATCTCAAAGTTGGTACGAAACAATTCCTACACTTTCGGGATCGGTGATTGTGTTACATAACTCACAAGACGAGTTTTACAACGGTGAATTTAGCGGTTCTACGTTAGTAGTTACAACACAAAGCTTAGCCCAAGCATATCCTTTAGAAAACTTCACATTTGATTATACCCCAGTAAGATATAGTTATCTTGGATATGATCTCACATCCGATTCAACTTTTCCACAAGGACAATTTTTAAACGCTTCAACTATACCAAATCAAGGTGAAATTTTAATGTTACGTCCTTGGAGAGATACTTTTTATACCCCTAACCCTGTAATGATTACAGGACCAACATATGTAAAAATACATAAGTTTGATAATAATGGAGTTGATAATACTATTCCTTTAGGTCAAGCTAATAAAATATTAATTAAATATAGTACTTTACCTAATTATTATACATTAAACGTTTTAACAGTTAATGAATACCCATCATATTACTTATATGAAGTAAATACTTTAGGTTCCAATACAGCAGATAATTATATTTTAGATTACCAAATTTCAGCAGCAACCACATCATCATATGTAGTTCCACTAAGTACTCTTTATGTGTTTGATCCAACAGCAAGTATAAATCCTTTAGGATATTACGATGATGTAAATGGGATTTTATCTTGGGGAAATACTCCCAATGTTACTATTCATTTTACAGCTAGTATAACAGCTGCAACCTTTGGAGGATCTTCTACTTTAAGTTTTCAATATACTAATACAAACCAAAATATAGTTTCCCAAAACTTCACCATTACCACATCACCAACCACATGTACTATCTCAGGATCTTACACTCCAATTAATGGAAGTTATTCATTTTTAATAGGATTTGTTACTGGAGTGAGTGCAATACAAGTTTCAAATACTCAATTTCTCCAAACTCAAAGTATTGCTCCTTCAACGGCTGAAAATGATCCAATTATAATTGAACCATATATTACGTTACCTAACTATTATAATAGTGATTATAACCCACTTATCAATAATATATTAGTTGATCGTTTAAGTGCTAAATTCCAAGATGTAGATTACTCAACAGGTATTTCAACACCAACAAATTTTGGAGTAATCATCAGTGGAAGTGCTGTTAAAGCAGCAATCCAGGATTCTAATTATTCTTCTAAACGTGTTATTTTACCACGTTATGAAGGTAGTAAATCAACATCCCAACATTTAAATTACTGGACTCCTGGAGATACAGGAACATATGGTAAAATCCCAACTGTAGATAGTTTAAAAACAGCAGTAGCTTATTGTGATTCAATTGGTGGGTGGCCCCCTGAAAGAGAAAATGCATCGGCTATATTTGTAAAATATTTAATTAAATCGGATGGTACAGTTATTATCCCAAACACCTCAGAGAATTCATTAGCTGATATTAAAGGTAACTTTGAATCCGGAGAAAATATCTTAATTTCTACTAAAACAGTATCTGCGGGTCAACCACAACAATTACGAAAAATTATCCGTGGTGGTAGTCGTATTGAACCCATTTTATATACTCAATATGGTCAAGCTCCAAATGTGACTTGGAATACTACTATGAGTTTTACAGATATTGTTCCTTCAAATAATGGAACCGTAGGAAATTATATAGCGTTATATGGAAAAACAGGAGCCGCCCAAACCTTAACCTATGGTACTCCTCAACAAGTTACCATAAATCAAACAACCTACGGAACCCCAGTAACATCAAATTCATATACAATTCCCGTAGGTGCGGTTCAAGATGGAGTTCAATTTAATATAGATGCTAATATTAGAATCCGATTAACAAACCCCGATTCTACAGGTAACCCTTATTCATATTTAGTAACATTATATATCTATAAAAATTCAACTCCAATTTATCAAGTTCCTTATTCTGCTGTAAATGTTTATCCTAATAGTGAAGAATATATAGAATTTTCAAATACATCACCTGTTACTCTTACCGCAGGAAATTATACCACCGGAGATACGATTTCGGCTTATATTAAAGTAGATAATTTCCAAGGCTATCCTGGAGGAGCTCAAGTATTTAATCAAAATACTACCCTAAAAATTACCCAATACCCAGCATTTACTCTCCCAGTAACATCTTCAGGGACAAATTCAATTTGGAATTGGCCTAATTCTTCTAGTTATCCATATGTAATTACTTCTTCTCAAACTACATTAGTTAATTTATATGGAGATCCCAATGTTAAAATGGTTGACATTACTGGATCTGGATTTAATCCTGTTGAATCCCCTTGGTCTATAAAATATGGGGATGAATTTAAATTTGAAGGTAGAGAGGATTTTGTTTATCAAGTAGGAAAAATATTTGGACCTGCTGATAGTGGGTCTGGAAGATTATTCCAAACAGGATCTATTGAAGTTCATTTTAACGCTAATTTACCAACCTCTGCCCTCCCAACAATATTTAATTTAGATCATTTTGCTATTAGAAGATATTCTGATGATGCTTCTCAAGTAATAATGGAAGGATTTAGACCTACTGATTCAAGTGGTCCATATATTGTAAGACCTGAATTTGTAGTACCTGAATTAAATAAATCAGTGGATCAATTTATTTTAGATCTTACGCAGAAAGGGTTGATAACATAATATTTATTACATATAATACGACAATAATTAAACACAAATGGGATATTTAAATAACCAAGTCGTTACAGTCGACGCAATTTTAACAAACAAAGGTAGAGAGCTTTTAGCAAAAAATGATGGTTCATTCCGAATCACTCAATTTGCTTTAGCAGATGATGAAATCGATTATACACTTTATAATCCAACTCACCCTTCTGGATCTTCATTTTATGGTGAAGCAATTCAAA